ATCTCAGAAGTTATGGGTATACGTGCTGGTTGTAAAGTAATGAAGACACGCTATGCAAAACCTTTCGAAGGTGTGCAAGTTAAGATTCCTTATGAAACTGGTATGAATCCTTACTCAGGGTTAGTTGAATTATTTGAGAAGAAAAACTTGTTAGTTAAACAAGGTAACCGACTCAAGTATATTAACCTAGCAGGTGAAGAAGTTCTTGAATATCGTAAGGCTTGGATGGTCGGTGGCAAACTTGATCAAATCATGATGGAATATAACGAGAAGATGAAACCTGCGGTAATTACCGACGAAGTGTTAGACGAGGATGTGGACGTTGACATTGCAGAAACTGTGGCTGAGGAGTAACTAATGAGTAATGGATTTGATGACGAATCAGTAATTGCTGAAGTATGGACAGTGTTCAAAGAGTACCTTGACAAGAAGAGTGTCGAGCAAGCTGCTGAACGCTATGTCGATCTTTTAGCTGATTACGGTGTTGGTGATGATACAATGGCACACGCCAGTGGCGCATGTGCAGAGCTAGATAAGGCTATTAATTATTACCTAGACATTGATGAAACTGACGCAGTAGACGAAGAAGCGGACTGGGATTAGATTATGGGTTGGTATAGCGAAGTATCTAGAGATATTAATAAGATTCCTAGTGCAGTTGCGTTCTTTGAAAATGAATTACAAGACGCACGTCAGGAAGTAAAGCTCAAAGGTAATGTTGAACGTGCCGCTGCAGAAATGCCCGGCATTGTTGAGCAACGCTTTAACCAACTTCAAGAGATAGAAGCAATCCTTAACTACCTGAATATCGAGCTACGTAGATTGCGTAGCTCGTTTTTCAAAAAATATCTCGAAAACTATCAACGAGCTCTGTCAAGCCGTGACGTTGAAAAATACGTAGACGGTGAGGCAGACGTTGTTGACTACGAAAAGATTATTAACGAGTTTGCCTTAATGCGTAACAAATGGTTAGGTTTACTAAAAGGACTCGATCAAAAACAATGGCAGATTACTAATGTTGTAAAACTTAGAGTAGCAGGCATGGAAGATGCAAGCCTGTAACTACTAGCAGTAATTTATTGCCAGATAAATATTGTTGAATTATACAACATAGGATTGGTGGTAAAAATGCATTCAGAGAAGTATCTAGAAGAACTACAAACTTTACATAGTAAAAAAACATTTGGAAATGCATCTGTACTTCCTAAAGGTGTACAAGAGTTAATTACTAAAAATGAGATTAACTCAATTTTAGATTTTGGTTGCGGTAAAGGAATGGCATGTTCTTCCGTTGCTAGTGACAAACTTACTGTACATAGTTACGACCCTGTTACATCTCCAATTCCCCTTCCTGATAAAGTAGACTTAGTTTACAGTAGCGATGTGTTAGAACACATTGAACCCGATCAACTAGACACTGTTATGGATAACTTATACAGTATAGCAGACAAATATCAATATCATTTAATTGCATGTCACCCCGCAAAGAAAGGGTTAAGTGACGGCAGGAATGCACACTTAATTATAGAAAAGCCTGACTGGTGGAAAGAAATAATCGAACAGAAGAACAAACAATTTGGATGGAAAATTGTTAGTGAAGACATTACAGAAAGACATGCTACTGTAAAGAAAGGTCCACCGAGACACGTTATAAAATATATTGTATATTTACAAAAGGTGTAATCATGAAGCAAGTTTATGAATATTGGATGCCAAGTACAGACGCACACTTTGAACGTCTAATTAAAAAACGAATTAAAAATGGCGGACCTGCAGAGTATCAAGACGATACTAGAGAACAAGCCTACAGATATGTTAATGACTTTGATGTTTGTTTAGATGTTGGAGCCAATGTTGGACTTTGGGCAAAGCCATTAACTACAAGATTTAATCATGTTATTGCATTTGAACCTTTAGAACAAGTATACACATGTTTAGAAAGAAACGTACAAGGCTTAAATGTAACAATAAACAAGTTTGCATTAGGTAACAAAAACACTAATGTTGAAATGGTTTATGATAGTGTAAACACTGGAGCCAGTCACGTTATTGAAGATACTGAAGACGAAGGCGACATTCCTGTTCGTCGACTTGACGATTTAAACTTACCAAAGTTTGGACTAATTAAACTTGACTGTGAACGCTACGAACTTGAAATTCTTAAAGGAGCAATTAATACATTGCTCAAGTATAAGCCCATTATAGTATGTGAACAACATCCTGATTCGGAATACTGTGCTGGCGAATTCTTAAAACAACACGGTGCTGTTGAACTTAGTAATGTTAGAAAAGATTACATTTTTGGTTGGAAGTAATATCATAAAATAGTTCCGGCAATTAAGTACGCACTAAATACTAGCATGGAACGTATCGTATTAGTAACTGGCGGATTTGATCCGTTACACAGTGGGCATATTGCCTATTTCAAAGAAGCAAAGAAATTAGGCGAGCGATTAATCGTTGGCCTAAATTCAGACGAATGGCTAGAGCGTAAAAAAGGCAAAGCATTTATGCCTTGGAATGAGCGTCTATGCATTGTAAACAACTTACAAATGGTAGACGAAGTTTTTACATTTATGGACGATGATAATTCTGCTATAAATTTTATAAAACAAGTTAAGGCACACTATCCCAACGATAACATAATATTTGCTAATGGCGGCGACCGAACATCTGAGAACATCCCCGAGATGATAGTTGAAGGTGTAGAGTTTGTATTTGGAGTTGGTGGAGAAAACAAAGCTAATAGTTCGAGCTGGATACTAGAAGAGTGGAAAGCGCCGAAGACAGAGCGTACATGGGGATATTATAGAGTGATACACGAATATAACGAACACACTAAGGTAAAAGAATTAGCTGTACCGCCAGGAGGCAAGTTGTCAATGCAACGCCACAAAGAACGTGCCGAACATTGGTTTGTTGCAGAAGGTACAGCAACAGTGTATACAGTTAATAATAAAACTGATGTAGATACATTAGGAGTTTATACACAACACCAGTCACTACATATACCTGTAGGAACATGGCATCAACTTGCCAACGAACATGAAACAACACTTAAACTTGTAGAAATACAATACGGAACAAATTGCGTGGAGTCAGATATTGAGCGAAGATAAGAAAATTAAACCTTTAAAAATTTATGTAGGTTGGGACTCTCGTGAGCCTGAAGCCTTTGATGTTTGTAAAGCAAGCATACTAGAACACGCAACAGTTCCAGTTAAAATTGTACCTTTAAAACAACATACCCTTAGAAGAGATCAAATGTACTGGCGTGAAGAAGATGCCCTTGCTAGTACTGAGTTTACATTTACAAGGTTCTTAGTGCCTGACTTAATGGGGCACAGAGGCTGGGCATTGTTTATAGACAGCGACTTTTTATTTTTATCAGACATTAAAGAACTGTTTGATCAAGCAAAAGAAGAGTATGCTGTTATGTGTGTTCATCATGATTATACACCTAAAGAAGGTGAAAAGATGGACGGACAAAAGCAATTAAATTATCCACGTAAGAATTGGTCAAGTGCTGTATTATGGAACTGTGGTCATTCTGCTAATAAAATTGTTGACAAACAATTAGTAAATGATCCAAAGTATGATGGCAAGTACATGCATAGGTTTAGTTGGCTCGACGATAATTTAATAGGAAAGATTAGTCATGAATGGAATTGGTTAGTTGGATGGTACAAACCAGTACGTGACGGACAACCTAAAGCATTGCATTTTACAGAAGGCGGGCCTTGGTTTGAAGCATACGCAAATTGTGCATTTAGTCCTCTTTGGTATCAAGCACAATCTAAGATGAACGCACTTAAAGTAAAAGACTTAAACCAAGAAATACGAGATTTAAAATCTAGGACATTTGAAATAGAGGATTTAACATTACCTAAAAAAACTAAAACATTGTTAACTGCTTACCTACATAATCTTATAGATCCTGATGAAGAAATATATAAAACAAAAGAAACAATTAAAAAGATATCGGAGGAAAGAATGGGGATAAAAGTAGCGGCGATTTCGCCAGGTGTTGAAGACTTTGATCTTGAGAAAAAAGGATTAGAATATGATCCTTATTTGCAGGATTTCATTGTAGGATGTGGCGGTAAGATTAGCAGCTTCAACTTACAAGAAGGCACAAAGAACACCTTAGTAATAAGAGGCCTTGGTGGCGGAAGTCAGAAAGCATTAAAGTATTGTATAGAAAATAATATAGATTATTATGCAATTGATACTGGATATTTACAACCTTCGACTCGTAAAGACTATCATCGAGTATCAAAGAATGGCCTACAAAACCTAGGTCCTATTGTAGACAGAGACAACGAACGGTTAGGCAAACTTAATTGGAAATGGCGTAAGCCGAGAAAGAATAATAAAAAGATTATAATCTGTCCACCAAGTGAAAAGGTAATGAAGTTCTATGGTGAGAACTTAGACGAATGGATGCAAACAACTGTTGATACAATCAAGACATATACTAATGCTCCGATAGAAATTAGATTAAAACCAGATAGACGCATACGTGTAACTACTGATACAATATGGGACGCATTGGATCAAGCAGCTTGTCTTGTAACTTATAATAGTATTGCAGCAACTGAAGCGGTACTACATAGCATACCTGCTATAGCACTAGCACCAAATGCAGCTTCTGTTTTATGTAGTAATGACTTGCGTGACATTGCGCGGCCTGCGAGTTTGATACCAGAAAAAGCAGATGTAATTGCATATGCACAACACTTATCATACTGTCAATTTACAGCACAAGAATTAAAGAACGGCACAGCTTGGAAGTTACTTAATTCATGAAAGTTGTAAGTTATTTAAAAACTGTTCCTGCTGGAAACAAAAACATGCAAAAGCCCGAGTTGCTTAGACAATTTGTTAACGGTGTTAATGCCGTAGGCGACATTGGCATTTTACACGAACAAAATAATTTGTTAGACTGTAATGTTGGCATGATACAAGGATGGGTGTACGATAACACTACTACTGAGCATTTAAGATTACGCAAAAATATTATAAAAACTCAACGTCTTAACAATCAACATTCTGCTACAGCTGATGCTAATTTATTCTTATATCACGATAAAACAAATCCGCATGGATACCTACGTTATAGCTTCGACGGTATATTTCCTAGTACAGGACAGTATTGCGACAGTGAAGTTGACCCAGCACGTTGGACACAAATATCACAAGACACTGGAATACAGTTAGCTCCTATTAAATCAAAAGGAGCCCACATTGTATTAATGTTACAAAGGAACGGTGGATGGAGTATGGGAGGGGCAGATGTTGAAGCTTGGACTATAAACACTATTGCTAACATACGCCGATATACTAATAGACATATTATTATACGCTCACACCCTGGTGACAGATTTGCTAAAAACTATTTGCAAACATTGCATAGAAAATTTAAAGGCCAAAGTGCAATATCAATATCAAAGATTGGTACACCTTACGAACAGGATATGCGTAATGCTTGGGCAGTAGTTAATCATAATAGTAGTGCTGCAGTTGGACCTATAATAAACGGGTATCATTGTTTCTTAACAGAACCAAGAAATAGTCAATGCGCCGAAGTATCAAATACTGATTTCCAACATATTGAAACGCCTTTAGAGTATGATAGAGAAAAATGGGTACAACGTATTAGTATGATGCATTGGAAGTTTACTGAATTAGCAAGCGGCGCTTGCTGGAGACATATGCGAAAGTTTATTGCCTAACTGCTAGTTGCTCTAGTAAGTTATTTTTTTCATCGTCAGTCATTATATACCAGTCGCGCATTTCTTCAGGAGTGCGTTTACATCCGATACAATATTCGCCTAATGCATCAAATTTACAAATCTTAATACACGGGCTTGCAACTGTTGAAATTGGTCTAGCCTTACCCCTTCTCAATTAGTTTCCAATCTTCTTTAAACAAACAGAATCTAGTCTGTCCGTCTGCAGTTTCGTATGTGAACTGTGCCGACAGTAGTTGTGTAACTTTGCCTGTGTTAGTTCTGTTAAACCCTGGCTCGTGATGCACTATAACATCTTTAAGGTTTGGTCTTTTCATGGTATTAGATTTCTCTCCCACTTAATAATTGGATTTAATCCACTGTCCCAATCACCAAATACTTCAGGAGCTTCTTCAGCAGCTTTCTCCATGTAGTATTCACCTGGGTAATGCTTTAAGCAACGATACGCTTCAAGTCGTATTGCTTTAGGTACTCGTGGTGTTTTCTTAGGATCCATTAAGTCAACTAAGAATTGTCTAGTATTGTTAACCGCCCAGCGTCTTTCATTTGGCATTGTCATATATTAAGATTTCCAGTAGTCTTCGTTTCGTGTTATCATCATATCTTTTGGTAAACTTTTACCAGTGTTTTTACGATCGCC